TCTGACGTTGAAATGAAAGAGGCCACGCCTTTTAAATTTGAGGGGTTAACCTACGTTGTATCAGACATGTTGTCCATAATGCCTAATCTTGATCTTGAACCAGTGATGGCCTACAGGATCAATAAAACCATAAAAAAATATGCGTAAAGTAATCCTATTGTCCATAGCCGCTCTCTGTCTGGCGTCCTGCACAAAAACCTATAAATGCACGATTATTACAGATGTGCAAGGTATTCACTCCGAAGTCGTCACTAAGTTTGAAGGCACCAAAGAAGAAATGGAGAAGTACGAAGCCAACGGCACAAACTCAGGCTCTGTCTACTCCCAAACAACAACCTGTAAATGACACCAAACAAAGTAAAGCACTTTCAAGAGTGGCTTGAAGGATTTTTAGTAAATAAGAAAACGTTTAAGAAACGTTTAAATAAATAAACCATGGGAGCGCCAATAGGAAATCAGTTTTGGAAATTGCGCACAAAGCACGGTCGCGATAAATTATTCGCAGACCCTGAACTCCTTTGGGAAGAAGCATGCAAATACTTTGCTCACACAGATGAGCGTAAGTGGGTAAAAAAGGATTGGGTTGGTAAAGATGCTCAAGAAGTTGAACGCCAATCCGAAACGCCTTATACTAAGTCAGGATTGTGTGTGTTTTTAGACATATCAGAATGGAGGCTTTTGAATACATTGAAGGAGTCTTCAAAAGATTTTTCACAAGTCATATCACGTATAGAGCAAATTATTTTTACCCAAAAGTTTGAAGGCGCAGCAGTTGGAGCGTTTAACGCAAACATTATAAAAGCTGAGTTAGGCATCCGCGACTCAACAGACGTAACAAGCAACGGCAAGGAGATAGGCGTCGAGCCGATAAAAATCACCGTCGTTCCGCCGTCTGAATGAACATCCAAGCAACAATGGTTTTTCAAAAGAATTGGGATGCGATACACGCGCTAAATGAGAATGGAGAGCGTAAGTATCGGTACATTATCAATCGTGGGTCCTCGCGTAGCTCAAAAACTTATTCCCTGATCGATTGCTATGACCTGTATGCGCGCTCAAATAAGAATAAACGGTTAACTGTCTGGAGAGACACAAAATCCGACTGACGAAAGACCGTGCTACAAGACGTTTTGCGACGCCTTAAGACCACAAATAGATATAAAGTCGGTCAAGACTTTCATAAAACCGAGTCAATCTTCACCTATTCAACCGACAGCACATTTGAGATTCATGGTACCGATGATGAGGAAACGGTACATGGACTCACCCAGGCTGGCGCATGGTTGAATGAGCCCTACAAAATTAGCCGGGAAACATTTGATCAGATCGATCAACGGACCAGCGATTTTGTGATCATTGACTATAACCCTAAAAAAGGTCATTGGGTTGAGGACTTGATGCTGAACGAGCGCGCAATAGTGATCGACTCAACATTTCTGGATAACCCGTTTTGCCCTGAAGAGTCGCGTCTTAAAATCCTATCCTACCAAACCGTTAAACAAACGTCCATCGTTCGTGACAAACTAATCACCGAAAACGAAGCATTCGAGTACGACATAGCGGCCAATACGTTACAGTTTACCGACAAACAACTCTCAGAACTAATCAGATGCCGTGACAACCACGCCAAACGCACAGCCAACGAATTTAACTGGTCAGTGTACGGCCTTGGAGAGAAAGCAGAGCGGCCGAACCGAATCTTCAGATGGAATCAGATTTCACCTGAAGATTATAAAAAACTCGATTATAAGATTTGGTACGGGACCGATTGGGGGGCAGTTGACCCTTGGGCGATTGTTGAGTGCAAATATAACGACGGTAAACTATACGTGCGTGAGCTGAACTATGACTCTGAGAATCTAATCCGTGAGCGAATGAATACTGCAGAACGTGCTCAGATTTCTACCGACGAAGAGGGCTTGGTGACTTACATGTTCAATAAAAAAGGCATGTCAACCAAATACACAGTTGTCTGTGACAGTAACAGGCCAAAGAAGATAATGGCCCTACGTCGAAACGGCTGGCAAGCATTCGGAGCAAATAAGCCAAAGGGGTCGATCATTGATGGTATTGATATGATGCAGAACCTCGATATTTACTATACGACCGATTCTGAGAATATCGAATACGAGCAAGAGAACTATTCAAGAGAAATAGGCAACGACGGCACTATATTAGATGAGCCTGAAGACTTGAATAATCATTGCATGGATGCAATCAGATACGTCGTGCTGCACTTACACGCCTGGGGAATTATCAAGAAGGTGTAGTGGTTGTTTGGATTTGTTGCACCTTACCTAGCTCCAATCCGGTGATCTCAGACACGGCCTCTGCTGTTACGCCTGACTGAAGCAATGTGGTTGCTGCCTGTGATTTCTTTAGCAAGATGTCCGCCTCACGACTCAAGTCCTTTTGCATGACTGGAATATGGTCATAGTTCAGTCTTAGTGTGTGACCTTTATCAAGAAGTCCCCAACGCTTACTAAATCCGTTTGCCATATCGTTTGCGATTGGGATAAGCGTATTCTGGTAGCAATTACGGTCTGCCATTTCTTTGTTCGCGAATGTTGAACCAGATTTGCCACCGATGGACCCGGAACTAAACATGTCCTTTGATGCTCCGTAAAAATCAATGATAGCTGTTTTGTTCGCGTCGAATGTCTCAAAGATTTCGTAGTCACCAAGTGGAAACGTAGAAGGCTCCCATTTAAGGTTACCGTCAGACACAGCGAAAGGCATTTGATTGTCGCCTACACCGTAGTTTTTAACCATTCCCTTGACCATTTTCTTATCTTCGTCTGTCGTTGGCACAAATCCCTCAGCGGTCCGCGTTTCATTTCTCCAAATACCGAGCGCGCCTTTCTTTGTCATGACTACGTTTAAGAAGCCGTGTGTCGCACGTAGGTTTGATATAGGCATACGAATTGCCAAAAGAGGCGAACTGCCCAGTAAAGGATCGTCGCAATTCGGCATACTGAACTGAATGATTTCGTCCGGTGTGTATTTTTGCGTGGTCTGCGTGTCAAGCATTAACTCATAACCGTCAATGATGTTCTTAATGTCTGTCTGTTTGAATATAAACCCGGATCGTTTAAGTACCATGCGTGAAGGTGGCAAGTTCCAAAGCGCCTGCGGAATATCCATGAAAGGCGTCTTTAATTGGTAATTGAATACGTTTCCATACACGCAACGCTGCACATACCATTGGAATAGAAATTCGTTCCGGCTCTGAAAAGCGTTTGGATTGTTTAGAAAGTTTACGTACTCAGATTTTTCAATTGGCTCACCGTTTGGATCTAATTCCTCCCAAATTCCATTTGCGTACATGACAGCTAGACGATCAATAACTATTCGAAGTTCCGGAGTAGTTTCGTAAATAGACTGCTCTTTGCCTTCGATTGAGATGTACTGCTCTGCCGTGTCAAGCGTGAATGGACGTGGGTACATTCGGGGCTGAGAGGTGAATACATCATTGTGTGAACCCCGTCCAAGCATTCCGCTGACAAAAGGGATTTCGTTTAGAATGTTTGAGATCGTGATTATAGCCATGCGCGCAAATATACAAAAAACGTTTGAAAAACAGTTCATGAAAATTCAAACACTGGAAGTATAGTGTTTTTTTATAGTACTGAAATCGGTACTGGTACTTTTTCGGTACTAATTTTCGTTTCATTCGCGCTTAGAAAACGTTTTTGAAAGCTTCGTTTAGGCTTGGAAAACGTTTCTAAAACGGATTTTAAACTAAATAACATACATCAATAACAGACCTTTGTAAAGACCTTAAGCCAATACAGCAGCGGGTTTATGCAAAATATAACAAACCTACAAAAGTTGCCATGGCGTTTCTACCAATCCGTTTAATCAATTAAACTGTTTGGTATTATTTACCTTAACTCTTATATATTTTCTTGTTAGGTTTGTTATTAAAGATATAAAAGCCCACTACCACTACGATAAGCTCCATACAAACCTTTTTTTATTCTCTGTTATTGTGTGTTATTTCATGTTATTTGAAACCGTTTCAAAAACTTTTTATACATTTGCCTTTATGAAAAAGATTGAGGACAAATTGAAATCACTACCGGACCAGAAAAAAGCCGCTGAGATTGCTAAAAAACTGAAATCTCATACAAAAACAGGCACGGTAACAAAATGATATTCAAAAGCGCATACCTACCAGACCAAGAATTTGAAAGCCGTGAAGCCCTGCAAAGAGCTATAAAGGATAATTTCTCAACGATCTCTGACGCAAAGAAGGCAGAGATTAAAATGGCTGAAGCTGTTGAGATTTGTCCAGGTACGAAAGCGAATGACGCTGTGAAGGGTTTGTCAATGGATGCGGGGTTTGTTTATCCGGTGATCAATACAACCAAATACATGGACTCGCATAA